TTCAAAGGATTTCACATAGGGATAAGAGAGTAACCAAGCATCGCTTGTTTCGTGATGCAAGCCAAAAACATTCTCACTGGTTCCTATTCTGATTTCGGTCGGAAGTAACTCCAACAGCCTACACAAACTCCATGCAGGGACATCCTCACCCCACAATCTATCAAATACTTCTTCTCCGGCCATTGGCGATCCGTCAGGATGCTTGTGAAAAGGAAATGCAAGTTTGGCTATTCTTTGAGGAGTCCAAAACTTACCTCTCAATGTAGGCGGCTTGGTTTGTAACTCCCACTCTAAAGCTGGTACCTTACTCTTTGTATGATGATATACCATATCAGCCGTTTCCGGCTTTAGTCCCAAAGCGAGCAATCTTTTTGACTGCTCATGGGTAGTACATATTTGCGATTTAAATTCCATTGCTCTTATTTTTGTTATTAGTTAAAACTGATTGCCACATACCTATAGAACCGTATGTATCCGAAACAATAAGAGGGATTCTCTGTATTATCACCTATCTCAATTCGCACGTTATAGCCTTTCATCCGTAAAAAGCGTGCAGCTATTTCATAGGCGGTGTATCTTTTTCCATGAATATCCCAATAGCTGGATTTCCATACTGTTTGAGGAATACCTTTTTTCAGAATCTTCTTAAAGGCTTTGGCGGTTCGTATAACTTCTTTTTTATTCATATTTGTTCCGATTTTAATTTCTTGTTTATTTCTTTTTCAGCAGCTCTGGTCCCTTTCTTGAAACCCTCTACAAAGCTGTCAAAACAAGCTCTATGGATTTCTAAAGTGCATCTTTGCATAAGTGGACAAATCGAACATTTTTGGCTAAGCCCTGCGGACTTTTTAGCGAGTTTCGTTACATTTTTCATTGGTTTATCCTTTCATTCTGCCTAAAAAGGCAAGTTTAATCACATCATATTGAGTTCCTATCCATGCAAATTCCAACATGGCATTATCGTCTGCAATGTCATTAATTTGCATGATTGGGTAGTTACCTTGATTTGTGCTATAACAAACACACGAACTGTAAATAAAATCCTCAACCTCTTCTTGACTTCTTGGAACATTGAAATAACTGTCAAGGCTTCCGATTATATGCTCTTTCAAGTATTCGGAACTATATGCAGCAGCAATCTTATCTTGATTTCTAAGTGCATATCTCATAACTCATCTTTATCTCCTAATTCAGACAACGCTTGTTCAAACTCTTTGAGTTTCTTAATGGCGTAATCTCTACGATAAGTGATTATATCACGACTTGTATAATTTGTATAGAACCGGTCTATAAGGTTTTGAATAAAAAACCTTTCAGGCTCTTCGCAATGATTCAATAGAATTACATAATTCGTGTTTCGTGGGTGGAAACATAGGAATCTATAATAATTCACTTTGCCGCAAGAACATTCAATTAAGCGTTCATCAGTCTTTAATTTCCTAATGTCTTCAGTGTTCAATATAGGTTTCATGATTTAATCCTCCATATTAGGTAGTAAATCTTCGATGTATGCCCAACGGATAATTTCTGCTTTTTTGTAAAAGTTATCCCAATTCATCGAATCAGGGATTACGTTAAATCTACCATTTTTGCATTGAGCAAGATAATTTCTTTTCCTTTCCGGACATTCTTTTGCATCATGCCACACGCTATTGATGCGCCAGTTTGCACCCCATTCCGCAGCTTTAGTGTGTTCAATAAATCTATCCACAAACCCCGGATTGTTCGGGTCTGCTGCAAACTCATTTGCATAAAGATGTTCCTTTATTGCCTCCTTGATGTTTTTTTTCATTCTTCAACTCCTTTCGGTTTGTTTATCGGTTTCCAATGGGTTATCTTGTAGTCCTTGTAGTTGCAGGTTATTTGGTCTAAATAATCTTCCGTCCACCCGTATTTATTGTAATAAGCTGTCAAGTAATCTACTTTCCATTTGTTACTACAGCATAGATATTCTACCCTTAAAATGCAATATGTTCCAATTGGTGGCACGTCTTCCGTGTCCTCTTTGCATTCGTGCCATTCTTCATGCTCATTCCAACGCCTTGCGATCTCTTCACAAAGAATATTTGAGCTTTCCACATCACCCAAGTGGATTTCTGCTATTTGGTAATTCATACCGTCCTTTATACAAAGTTCCGCATCCAATTCATCCGCACCAAATAAGCGTTTGCCTCGTGCTGGTAGGCAAATAAGTTTCAATGTATCAGTATCTAATTCGCCTTTGGCGTATGCCCAATTCAGTTTTATTTTTGTCATAATCCAAAAATATTTTTGTAAAATTCAAAATTTCTGTTTTCTACCTTTGCATCTTCCGGATAATAAGTAGCGCGATGATACCATGCTTGATAGCATTTCGGGCAAAACCATTGATTTAGCACAGCTATGTAATAGCCTGTAGATGCAGTTTCGTTGCAGTAGTCACAAATTCCTATTGCACCATATTGTCCTAATTCCTCTACAAGTTCTTTCCTACTTATTTGGATTACCTTGAATCCTTTTTTATTGTCTTTTATATTTGCCATACCATTCCTTTTTTATTCACAAAGCCCATAGTAGCTCATACAACTTGTTGCCACATCATCGTCGAACAGAGAACCACCTGCACGTTTACTTTGTACATAACGAACAACATCGCTGATTAGAGGATATTCACCCTTATAATACTTAGATGAAATTTTATCAGGACCGAAAAAACTGCTGTTGAACTGTTGTTCGAGACCTGCAATGTAGCTTATCCTTTCTGGCTCTTGTACGCTGATATTGTAAATGTCTTGTTGTGAAGCCATCACGCAAGGAAAGCAACCAACACGTTTGTAGCCCATTCGGTAGAGAGGATTAGGCTGTATTCCATTTTCAAGTATATAGTCAATCACTTGTTGTGCCGACCAATCGAATACCGGACGCAATAGGTCATCAGCATATTTCTTTCGAAATGCCAATACATCTTTACGACGATAGGTGTGGTACTTGTCCTTACCATTCTTATCCTTACCGTATGGCTGCACATAATACTTGAAGTACGTACATTGCTTGGACATTTCGGCACGCTTGGCACTCTCGGCAGCACGTATTCCTTGTATAATCAGAACATCATCGTTTACTTCATCGAGTATGTAGTCAATCATCGGAATGGTTTTCAATTCAGATGTGCAGAATCTCCGTTGCGAGGATGGCCAGCGTGATTTCTTTTTTGTCAAATCTACCATACCGTTAAACTTCTTTGACTTGACGGTAATGAGATTTAAGCCAAGTTGTTCCTGTACTTCTTCGATATATTTATAGGTCAATGGGTGTTCCCAACCTGTATCACAAAATACTGTAATAAAATCTTTTGTTAGGTTATTACGCACCCAAAGAAGTGATGCAAGACTATCTTTGCCACCACTGAATGAAACTATTACTTTCATCCTTTACCTCCTTTCTTCAATTCTGCAATAAGAGCATCAGCACCGCTAATGCTCCACTGGGCTAACGTTTCGCTACTTGCATCCACACACTGATTATGTGAATTGGCTGAAAATCCTTTCATTATCTCTTTCGCAATCTCGTATCTGCGTTGTTCCCAGTCTATGGCTTTTTCAAATTCAAGTGCTGTTCCGGGCATTCTTCGACCGTCTTTCGTTATGAATGAACCGCATAAAACCTGCATAGTACCTGACGGTTCAACATCTATGACCTCGCCGGTAGCCTTTACTTTAGCTTTAAGTTTTTCAGCAGCTCTCATTTGTCTCGTGTGTTCTGCTACACAAGTTTTACACCTGTTAGGATATGATTTGCTGAACTCTGAAATATGCTTTGTTTGCCCGCACTCTGTGCATTTTTTATAAATTGAATTGTCCATGGTTATTATTGATTATAAGTTTCTTGAATAGCTTGGAATATCTCATACATTACTTGTGGGACAATCGCATTGCCATATGCCTTTATCGATTCCTGCCGCCACTTTGAAAAGGCAATACCGTCCAATCTGGTGGAAATCCCATCATCTCGGCTACAAACAGGGGATTGAGTTGGGAAGTTTTTCCACCGTTCTGCGAATGATGCTCTCCTAACATTACCGGCAGGTTGCACAGAGCATCCGTCCTCATTTTCCCATTTTTTCTTTTCAATGCTTGTGGGGAAACGGAGGGTTGATAGTCCCTCGCTGCTGGAGTAGGGAGCATCCCATTCACCGCCATTGCTGTCAAAGCTGTGCCCATTTGACTGTTCGGATTGTATTTCTTGCTGTACTTGTCCGCTTCCCGGGCATTGGGAGTAGGAAGCAACCGAACCATTCTCGCAAGTCCTACGCATCCGTTCTGTCCGTTCTGATTGATTCTCCTCGGAGTCCCGTTTCTGGTCGTAACAAATTGGTCGTTCTTTCCAATTATCGCTCCGGTTGTTGCATCGCTCGCCATCGGAGTGGGAAGAAGCCCGAACGCAGCCCCTGACGAAAGGTTGTTGAGTTTCGTACCCGTTCTGTCTTTCGTTCTCGCAGCAGCTTTCATGGGGTGTTCCACCACTTCCACGGCACGTGGTGTCGGAAGCAGTCCTACCGGATAGAATGTTGTCTTCCCATTTTCGTTGCATACCTTTAACCCCTGCGTCTGCACGGTGGGCAATAAAGAAGACACGGTCTCTTCTGTGCGGCGCTCCGACGGCACAAGCCGGAATAACAACCGGTTGGACGAAATATCCTTCACGTTCAAGGTCGTTACACACTGTTTCGACAACGTATTCCTGCCGATGCAATATTCTTTTTCGGTCAACCTCTCCGAACAGAGATTCTTCACGTCCCAACGCAGTTTCACTGCCGGGTTGTACCATTGAGAGGATTCCAGCAACGTTTTCACCAACAACCCAATCGGGCTGAATCTCCCGTATCGCTCGTAGCATTTCCGGCCAGAGGTAGCGGTCATCTTCCGCTCCCTTTCGCTGTCCGGCGCAAGAAAAAGGCTGGCAGGGAAAACCTCCGGTGAGGACATTGATTTTTCCACGCCACTCTGTAAAATTTGTTTTCGTGATGTCTTCATAACTTTTGCTGTTTGGGAACCAATAATCAAGTATTTTTCTCCCGAACGGGTTTATTTCACAATGGAACATATTTTTCCAGCCCATTTCCTCGGCAGCTATTTTCGGACCACCGATGCCGCTGAACAAACTACCATGGGTAAACTTATTCTTTTCCATGATTACGGATTTTTTGTTTTTGCTACTTTAGTTGGTTCATAGTACTTGCATTTGTCTGTTCCCGGATTGTATGCTGGCCATACCCATTGCAAACGTGTATCGGGTGGATCGGGCAAATAGCGTTTACAACTCTTGCGGATTGAGCAGGTAACGCCCGAACAATAACTATAATCTGTATTCATCGTCATAATGTTTTTAATTAGTTTACTGTTTTCTGAATGACTGCTCATTGCCGAAATTGATGATTAGCATCATTTCACGGAAACGGTCTGCAATTCGTTCGTCGTAATATTCTGCAATTTCTTTTGCCGTAAGATTGGATGAGACCAGCGTACAGAACTGCTCTTCATAGCGAAAAGACAGCATATCCATGGCGGCGGTTACGTAATCGCCATAATGAATGCTTTCTTTCGGTTCGGAGCCGAGTTCGTCGATTGCGAGTATTTCGATTTGGCGCAGCCTTTTGTAGCGTGCCACATCGGAGGTGTTGTCGCGTGTGGGATTGTTATACGCTTTAGCCAGCAAGACGAGTTCTTTAGCCGATACCATCATGTAGCCGCGTATCGGATATGCATCCGCATTGCTGTTATACCCCTCATCAGAGCGCAAGTAGTTTATAAGGTTTTGCAATGCACGCAGAATGGTGGTTTTCCCATTTCCGGCATCGCCGCAAAGGAACAATCCGAAAGTGGAGGCTTCCGATGTAATCCAATTGGAAATGTCCCAAAGGTGCTTTTTGTATTGTTCGGTGGCATTAAATTCCCTATGCCTATGAGCAACTTCCACCCGGCACGCTTCATATAGCATAGCGTAAACTTGCTTGGCGGTATATGGCAATCTAAAACGAGTTACCATATGTTTTCTCTTCATCAGATTTGAGAAGATTACCTCTGCGTTGATTTCTGCTTTCGGGTCTAACTTTATCATCTTTTCTTTTATTTTTATCATTTACAATTCTCAACCATGCGTTGAAGTGCTGTTTGGCATCCTGTAAGGAAGAATGCCGGTCTTTCCCGTCTGCCAGGCATTGCACCCGGAAGTCGTCAAGACTGCTGCGCAAAGAGGAAATATTCGTTGCATGAAGCACTTGTAATTGGTCAAGCCAACACTCGTCTTTTTTCAGTTCGGCAATTTCTTCATCGATAGTCATGGAGTAAGGCTCGTATTGCAGTTCGTTTTGCACTGTTGTACTACCTTGTATCGTTTGTGGATTGTCATTCTTTCGTGGCAGTTTTTCAGTTTGTTTGGGCTTTCTTTTCTCGATTAGGTTATAATCCCCAATATAGCAAACACGACGGCACTGTACGCATATACGACTATACCTTTCCTGAATACCTTTAGAAGTCAATACTTTTTCAGCGTCAAACAATTCTTTTGAAAACAACCCCAGTGTCAGGCAGGTTTTGATTACTTCTGATATATATGCCTCCTCAAATCCCGTAAGCTCCGAGCAAATGAAAGGCAACTCTTTATCCCACTTCATATAATACCCACTCTTGTAGATATTGCAGAGCAGCAGAGCATATACCGTTATAGCTTTTCCACCTTGATACTTGATTAGTTTTCTTATTTTAAGGTCGTTAAATATATCTATATCCAGAGGGAAATAGTCAAGACCTTTTTTAAAAGTTCGTGCCATATCTGACTTTTTTAAAATTCATTTCTCAAATAATCATCCACTTCACGAATGAAATCATCTAGCGAAAAGCACAGAACATATTTGTATTCTCCGTTTTCACATATTATCTTTTGCCATTCTTTTTGTGATGGAGATTGATAGCCGCCTTTCTTTTTCATTTCAATGAGCAGCGCACCATAATCACGATTGCTTTTCAACAGAATCAAATCGGATACACCGGCTGTTACGCCCTCAGCTTTCAATTTGCCACCTGTAACAGTATCACGTCTTCCTCCGTTCGGCACAGCAAACAACCGGCCTTTTAACTTCGGATACTTCAAATTGAACCACTTTACGCAAGAGCATTGTATGCGATGTTCCTCATCGTCATATTTTTGCTTCTTTTTTCGTTTCCTTTCCATTTGAAGCATTTCCTCAAGTGTCATTGTCGCTTTGCTTTTCGGGTGTAACAATGGTGTCTTTTCCGGTCTTGTCTACTACAACTTTTTTCCCACCAACGGTTATCGTTGTCCTGCAACCTTCGGGGAGAGATTGTATGAAATTTCGTACAACAGGCGAATTGGCATTTTCACTGATGGTATCCGTAATGGACTCATCTGCGGCATATGGATAGACGTCCATAATGGCAGTTTCCGCTACCGATGCAATTTGGTAGTCGGCCATTGTGCCTTTCATACCCTCATCCAGTTTATTTACTGCATCACGCAAGTCGGCTGCTTGTACCAGTACGTTGGTAGCCGTCTTTTTTTCTGCTCCACTTTTTTCATCTGAGGTAATGAAATACAGCTTGCACTTGAACCAGCGGTCGGCACTGTCTTCCTCACAGGGAAAGAGCTCGCTATAGTTGGCACGTTTAATGTCGGAAACTGTAAACTCACCGGAAATAAAGGGTGTCATTTCTTCAATGATGCGTGCTTCCGCTTCCGTGAAGCTGAGCGCGTCAACCAGATAGGGTTCTGTTACTTTCTTGTTCATTCCGTTATCCATTGTCTTTTCATAACGGATTTTACATTCAAACCACGTGTGCATCATGAGTTCATTTTTTCTTTGAGTTGTTTACTGACTACAAGTTTTACTGTTCGTCTTGCCGGAATGATTACCGTTGTTCTCTTGTAGATATTACGGGCTTTCCTTTCTTTTGTGATATAAGTCTTGATAGTGCCAAAACCACGTATATAGACACTTTCACCTTTACAAAGTGCTTTCTCAATAGCATCAAAAGCACAATCTACGGCTTGAATAGCCTGTGAGCGACTAATAGTCGTATTGTTGATAACATGTTCAACGATCTCAATTTTTCTCATTGTTTTTATTTTTATTAAAATGATAGATCACTATTGTTTGGTCTACAATTCTCAGTTTTGTATTGAGTATTTTCAACTGATTTTTTCATTATGATTCTTGATTTAAATCCGCAGATAGAAGTAGGACGATGGCTGCAATGGCAAAACTCATTCCTAAAATGGCATACGTATATGCTTTAGAGGATTTGGATTCTAAAGCAAAATGAAAGTTAACAGCAAAAATGATGATATTCAAAACAATAAATATTATATCAAAATAGATTCTCATATTACTTCTTTATTTACTGGTTACTATTATTTTTCCTCATAATCACAAATGCTAATAGGGATTCTTGTTAAATGTTAACGAAAGCCCATTTGTAGCGGCTGTTATTTCTATCTCTGGATATAATCTTTCTATTCCATGGATAAACTCCGTAGCATTGCTGTTATTGTCGGACAGATGCAGGAGTAGAATGTTGCATACTTGAGACAGGTCATTGGCTTGCAATGTGAGGAGACAGTTATCATAGGACATGTGCGACTTAATGGTGCGTTCGTAGCGTTTCTTGTCAATGCGCCCGGCAGTGAAATTTGCATCAAGAATTTCCTTGCTATAATTGCACTCCAACATTACATTGTTAAGACCGGGAAATTTGTATTTTAGGAAATAGGTGTCTGTGGCAAACAGCACTGTTCCGCACTCTTCATGACGGATGAGGTATCCGTAAGGTTCCGCAGCATCATGTTGTACAGGGAACGGTATCACTCTAAATCCATTTATCACAACTTGTTCGAATGGCAACAGCCCTTTTGCCCAATAGCTGGAAGAGAAACCAAGCGCATGTTTTGTGCCTTGACTCATATAGCAAGGTATGCAGGCGTTTATAAAATCGCCCACACATTTGGCATGGTCGCCATGCTCATGGCTGACGATACAACCAACAATGCTGTTTAGATTGAAGTCAAGAACTTTTTTTACTTTGTTGAACTTAACTCCGGCTTCCACTGCAAGTACCTCACCAGTCTTTTCAGACTGGAAGAGGTAACAGTTGCCTGATGATGAAGAACCTAACACATGAAGTTTCATTTCAAATAGGATTAATAGCCCGGTCCATCATCCTCGGTTGAGGCTTGGTTTTCGGTACTTGTTTCACCTTGGGGCTCTTTAATTTCTCCTGTTTCAGGGTCAACACCTGCCGGAACTTCGTTGGAAACCGGAGCTACTGCATCATCAAAACTGATAGTGCCTTTGTTGGCTTGCGTGGAAATTTCTTTCGCAACCTGTTCTGTAACATCGACATAATCGGCGTCCTCTACATTTTCTTCAACGGTACGCATACCCATTGACAGTTCCGGTGAGTATGTAGAGCACCAGAACGAGGCGGCACGGTAACGTAACATCTGTTCGGGCATAGTACGCCACTTGCTGCCGTTTTTGCTATACCAACCCTCATCAATCGCCATTTGTATGGTAACGGCTGTACCACGTAAGGCAAGTGGTGATTTTGATGTAACCGGTTTTCCGTTCTCATCATGCGTAACACCTTTAGGAGTAGTCCATGCCACACACTTGACATTTGCCACACCGTTATTGCAAACTCCATTTGATGTCAATTCAAACTTCAGTGGTTCAAAGCGTCCACAAGTATTGATAGTGGCAATTAGGAACTTGGACGACCAAGATGGGCGACCATATACAATGTACAAGTTCTGCATTACCATAAGAGGGGATGCGCCAATGCGTGTGGCCACATCGAATGCGATTACGCAGTTGGCTACTGCTTCGGCTTCAGAGACCGTTTTTTTAGGTCCTTCTCCGGTCTTACCGCCAACAACACCGCCAATGCGGTAACTTTCGGGTACAAGACTGGAATTGGCAAACATGGTGGAGAAACGGTTGAGCGTTTCAATGGTTGTCGGGTCAAAGAAGTTGATGCCAACAGGAACGTTACTTTGATGTGTAACCGGTGTGATTTGTCTTTCGTTCATAATTCTAATAATTAAAGATTTAACTATTTATTTTACTGTTAGTTGACTGTTTGTTGTAACCTGCAAGAATATCATTTGTGCGTTGGAAGCAATGAATGTATTCACGCTTTCGGCACGGTCAATGAACATTGGAGCATAGACTTCGTAATGCCTTGCCAATGTGTTGGTGATGTCAATACCTGCGTTCACTTGCTTTGCTGTATTGCACGTACCATAGGACACACCATCAATTATAGGGATACATACTTCGTATTCGTTTCCGTCAAGAGTGGTATCGAAAAGTTTCCAGTGTACCATGCCAAACAGCGAGTTCAAACGGCTCTCACAATCATCAATGCGAGCTTTGGCAAACTTAGCAGCTATATATTCACGTTTCTCTATGTCGGCTATCTTCTGTGCGAGTTCACGACCTTCCTTTTCAAGACGCTCTATTTCTTTATCATAGTTGGCGATAATGGTACGGTTGTTTAGTTGGATTTCCAAGTTCTTAATAGCAGATTTCACCAACTCGGCACGTTCGGACAGTTCGGTATCTGTCTGAGTATATGTGATATTTGCTATTTCTTTTTCTATCTCATCCAAACGTTTTAGGTTTGCTGCATACGCAGGCAGCTCGTTTTCGTTGATGGCGGACGGTGCTGCTTTCGGGGTGGATTTCAGACGATCATACAGCCCTGCAATACATTCGTCAATGGCAGTAATCTTTTTGGAATGCTCTACAAGTTCTTCATTACGCCTGTTTAATTCCTCTCGGTATGATTCGACTTGTGTCGACAGGGATTTTCCACGTGATTGATTCTCTTTGAGCCTGTTTTGTTTATATTCTTCAAACTTTTGGAGAACGTCTTGTATCATATTGTCGGGTAAAGGCTGGCCGCAATGAGGACAGATATTATCACCGGTGTACTGTGTGGCACGAATGGATGCCCATTCGGAACGTAATTCTTCAAGTCTGCTTGTTGTTCTAGTTATTTCTTCGTTCAAATACTTGATGCGTTCTTTTGCACGGGTAATGTCTATATTGCAATCCGATCGTTCGGAATGAATATTCTTCAACTCTTTCTCGATTTCATTACGTGTTTCGTTCTGCTTATCGGCTTCCTCCTGACGACTTCTCCTTTCTGCGGCAAGAATATCCTTCTGTTGCTGTTCGATTTGCCGTTTTTCACGGTTCAGCGCAGCTTTTTTATCGATGGCAGATTGCTTGCGAGCATCTTCAGAATGCAGAAGTTCGTTTATTTCTTCCAGCTCTTTCTTTTTGTCGGTGAGCATTTCTTCCAATGAGTTCCAATCCTCGGCTTCTGGTTTCATCTTGTCCGTTTGGTCGATACGTGGCTTGATTTCATCCGCTTGCATTTTTAGACGTTTTTTCTCTGCGGCAATCTGCCGACGATAATCCGCCAATGATTTGCCACTCAACATGTCTACGAGAGCGGTAAATTCTGCATTTCCCTGCGCCAATTCGTTGTCTGTTTTGGCTCCGGCAATGGACATTAACACTTCACGTTGAACATCTTGTTTTAACGATAGGAAATACTCGGTATTGGTTAGCATCTTGAAAAGGTTCTCATCAATGATTTCGGCATTTATACGTTCCTTATACTCATTGACACGAACAGGTACGCCGTCCCATGTGCATTCGGTGACATTCCCCTTGAACACTTCCTCTACTTGTCCACGAGGTTTGACCCATTGCTCCTTATACTCTCGTTTGATGGTAATTTCCGTTCCATCAACGACTAATGTTCCCTCTACGGAGCATTCACAATGCTGTAGGGGATTGCTCTTTTCGTCTGTGGTGCGCAAGTTGAAGTCTTTACGGTCTTTGCTGTCCTTGCCGAAAAGCAGCCAACAGAACGCATCCATGTGCCTGGACTTGCCGAGACCGTTACGACCACAGATACGTGTAACAGTGCCATCTGTATGGAACTGTGTTGTCCTTTCTTTTTCTCCACGCCAGTTGCGAAGCGTGATTGATTTTAGCTGAATTGCTTTCATCTACTTTGATTTTTAATAGTGAAAAAATAGTGGGAGGAACAGGATTTGAACCTGTGTCCTGCTGCATCTTGGCCATTTGGGTACGTACCGCCGCTCTATCCGCTGAGCTATCCTCCCTTATCATTTGAAATAGTCTTGTTGTAACCTTTGTAGTGTACGCAGTTCGATTGTGCGGTATTCAACTTTGCCCGGACGCTTGCAGGGGGTTATTTTACCCTGCTTGCGCCATCTATCCACATTGCCACGCCCAAACATAGCGTATGCTTTTCGCTGGCTGACCATTTCGGGATCATTGTGTGTATCGGCAAGCATACGGACTACAGAGGACGCTACATCGCGGACGAAAGTGTCATAAGTAACGGATTTATCGGGAAAATCAATAGTGAGCATAGGATTACGGATTAAAGTGAATACTCTGCACGATAATTTTCATCGGTTTTAATGAAATATGTAAGCACTTTTATTAGGGAACGTTTAGAACCGGGCTTGGCAATAGAGTCAACCAGACTTTCTCTCTTTTGCTTGTCTGTAGCAATAAAGATGTAGCCCACGTGTCTTGCTTCCGGTTTAAGAGGCTTGATTTGAGAATTTAATTTTTTGAAATTGATAGACATGATATTGTAAGTTAAGAGGTTATTTGTTTTCATTTTGAAACTCCATCCATGATATACGTACCAGTTTCCATGTGAGAAAGATGAATACAGCTGATACAAGATAGCCAATGAACGATGCGATGTTTCCAAGTATGATATGTGCCACAATGCTGACAACCACCGCAAAAAGCATGATGCAGGATAGTATCAGTTGTGAAATATTTACAAATTTGTTCATGATGATTACAAATTACGATATTCTGATTACTGTTATGATACGCTTTTCTCGGTCCGTTTCTGTCTGGTACTTACGATTCAGGATAAGTCCGAGATCGGAAGCCTGAGCACGGACGCTCTTAGTCTTTTCAATGGGGAAAGTAACCGTTTTACCTACTTCCAAATCCGTTAAAGTTGGACGTACTTTTACTTGATTTTCTGCCATTTTATTTGTTTTTTATGGGTTATTGTTTAACTTTATAGTGCAAAACTAATATATTTATTCGTGGCGAACAAATATTTTCGTCATAAAATTTAGTGTATGCGAAATTAAATATTAGTTGACTAATTCAAGTTCCTGTAAATCATGAATTTAGAAATTGTTAGAAAATTGAGCGAAAACAGAGGTGGTGGATTAAAGAAACTTGCTGCTGATGTTGGAATGAGCGAACAAAATCTACATAGATGCATTAGAAACAATAAGATTCAAGCGGCAGACTTAGAGAAGATTGCTTTTCTATTAAAAGCTGACATACGAATTTTTTTTGATGATGAAGTATCAAGACTATCAAATAATACAGTTGAAACAAACGGCGATTTTAGTCCTGCTTCGATGATGGGCAACGTGTCTGTAGGCACAGATGCTATTCTTGTAGAACGAGTGAAGCATTTGGAAGAATTGTTGGCTGAAAAGGAGAGGTTGATTAAGGTTTATGAAAAGTTAGTAGAGGGAAAAAAATGA